AGAACCTTCACGAGTTAATTTAGCTTTGGACCATACAAAGCCCTTGCTACCACCAGAGAAAGCGAAACAGCGCGGGTGGCAAGTTTGCCGCGAGACATATTCATAATAATCGCATTAGCAAAGAAAGTTCCACCAAGACGAATAAAGGCATCAAAAGTACCATTAGACGACTCGTTGACGGAAATTAACTGTATGCCAGGTTGATTAATATTATATCTTGCGGTGCCATTTCCAGCCGCGTTGTTAAGCACGATTCTGTAGGTACCAGGGAGAAAAGATGGGGATGCAGCACCAACAATGAAATTTGTATCAAAAGTGGTGGTGTTTGATGTTCCTGCTGTGTTCCTCGTGGCCTCGATATAAGGGGAATCTAATGCACGGTCAATCTGGTTGTAGTATGTGATGCCATCTGTATCCAATAGTGTAGTCATGTCACTCAGAGTCGCGGATGGAATCCGGGGTGAAATAAACTCAACAGAGTACTCACACCAAATATCACCCACGGCGCCGGTTCCCGACGCAGTACAGGTGTAACCTAGAGCAAACGCCGCCTCTCCAGCAGCTTGACCATTACAAAATAACCACTTTTTGTTCATGGCCCTATCAGGGGTAACAACCACCTGATGGTCCTTGAACACAGAGCCAATAGCTTTGGGATTTAAGGCTGCGACGCCATTATACCCAACAACGGTGTCTCTCGCGTCGTAATCGACACCCATGACAAATGAACCGGAGGTCACCATGCTAGCACTAGCCTTGTACTGAACCTTCACTGGACCAATGAGCCTATAGCTCTCATAAAGAGTGCCTAAAGCATCGAGTTGGGCCAAACTGGAAAATCCAGGAATGAAGGCTAAATACGGTGGAGAACTAGATGATGAAGTTCCAGCACCTGTCACTTGTGTCCAAAGCTCACGGTAGTTAACCCTAACGCTTTGTTGAGTTCCGGAGATCCTACCAGGGTTGGTACGAGGGCGCCGGGGTGCGGCCATCTTGGGACGAAAAATTTTACGGGTGGGCATTTTACGTTTGCCCCCACCACCCAACCACTATATTTCACCGCCCGTGGCAGGGCGGATTTCCACTAATTCCAGTAAAACTTGAAACCGGGGTCCTCAACCCCACGAACATGCACCTTGATTGCCTTGAGGTCCTCAACGCTGGTG